TATCATGCCAGCGGGAAGACCTTGTAAATACGAAAGCCATGTTCAACCACGTCTAATGGAAATCGGACAGTGGGCAAGAGACGGGTTTTACGAACAAGATATATATGCAAAGTTAGGAATCGGCAAGGACGCTTGGATTGGTTATAAGCGTCAATATACCGAATTGAACGAAATCTTAAAAGATGGGTTTTTAGCAGATATTAAAGTAGAGAACACAGCGTTCCTTATGGCGACATCAGGCAAGTTTCCCATTATGACTATGTGGTGGTTACAAAATCGACAAAGCAAAAAATGGACGAACAAGCAAGTCATCGACCAAAACATCGACTTCAAAGACAAGGGTATGGAAAGCATACTATCAGCAATGAAAGAGAGAAAAGTAGATGTCGAGTGATAAACTAACACTCACAAGTAAGCATTTAGACACCATCGCATTATGTCTTAAAAACGACACTCGATGGGTAACGATGGAAGGCCCAGCAGGAAGCAGTAAATCGGCAATCGCAGTCCAAGCGTTATTCTGGCGTGTATGGAGCAGTGAAACCGAGCTACATTGTATCGCAGGGCAAAATCTTGGTTCAATCAAAGACAATCTACTATACGGCGATATAGGACTACTAACGCAATTCACTAACTACTGCACGTGGAAGACCGATCCCGTAGGTAGTCCATACATACACGTAAAAGGTTATCACGGATGGCGAAAGATACTATTGGCAGGTTTTGGCAACGTGAGTGCTTGGAAAGGCATAGTCGGTAAGAAGATAGAAACGTTCCTTGTGGACGAAATCAATTTAGCAGACGACGGGTTTATTGACGAAATGATAGCACGACAAGGGCGATGTGATTACCCCTTGACAATCGGCACATTAAACGGCGACGACCCAGACCATAAGATATACCAACGCATCAATCAATCAAAAATAGTGGGCGATGCACCGAGTTCGATAAGAAGTCAAATGGAAAAGACTTACAAAAAAGACGGTTATTACTACTTCCACTACGGACTACGAGATAATCCGTATATGAGTGTCGAGAAGATACGTAAGTTCGGCGAGATGTACCCGGTTGGAAGCCACTACTACATCACACGCTTTTTAGGCGAACGTGGCGTTGCAGAAGGCGCAGTATTCGCTGAATACTTGAAAGATACAATGATAACAAACCTTATGAGATTTGAAAGCACCAACAAATACGGCAAGAAAGAAAACAAAATAATCAAGTATAGCATCGGTGTCGATATAGGAAACAACGACGTAGGGAGCAGTAAATCAATCATAGTCTTAACAGGACTAACGGAAGGATTCCACGACGTCGTATTCATAAACTCGTATGAGTGTCGGTCAATCGAAAGTGAAGGACTGATAAATGAGTGGGTAACAATCATCAGTGACTACTGCAAGGAATTAGACGTTGACGGCATATTCGTTGATGGTTTCGCAGTATCACAGCTCTTAATGAACACGCTTGAGCGACGATTAAAACAAAAGGGCATATTTGTCCGTGTTGAAAAAGCGTTCAAGTTCGGCGAAGAAGCAGGACGAAAAGAGCGTATGCAACTGATGTATATGCTAATTGGTCAAGGGCGAGTGTGGTGGTGTGACAAGCGAATATACGATATGTTCAAGAAGCTCATATTTAGCACAAAAGAAAAAGGATTTATAGAAGATAAGAACGAAATACAAAACGACTATTATGACGCCAGTATGTATTCAATCACGTATTGGGCATACGAGATAAAAGAAGGTGTATAATATGGGGATCAAGCAATGGTGGAAAAAAAACGTAATCAAATATGTCGAAAAGAAGGGGTGGTTGCCGATGCACACTGATAACACTATCTATAAGAGATTAAATGAATACTATATATGGTATCAAGGTAACACTTCCCAACTTGCGAACTACTACTCGGCATTTGCCAATTCAAACGTCAAAGGAAAATACTTTTACGCAGTATCATACAACACCGACGTCAAGAAAACTCATTCAGGACTACCAATGGCGATTGTTGATACGTTAGTAAACGTAACGGGCATACCTGAAATTAGTTGTGAAGACGAACGCTTAAAAGAGATTTTAGACTTCAACGACTTCGACAATCTAATCAAGCAAGAACAAGTGCCTTTAACATTAGTAATCGGTTATGGTGCGTTCTTCCTGAACTACATTGATGGCAACGTCTTAATTGAGTTTGTGGACGGGCGTTATTGCGAGATAGAAAAGCGTGGGAACGTGGTTATCGCAATCACAAAGAAAACAGACTATGACAAATGCACACTATACGAACGCAGAAGTTATAACAAAATCGAATACAAATTATACGAAGATGATAAGCAAGTGCCGTTAAGCAAACTCAAAGAAACGCAAGACTTGCAAGACATCGAGTTAAAAATCAACGACATACCAGCCGTTGCAGTTAGATTCAAGGGTGGCACTGAAACGTATGGACGCAGTATCTTTTCTGGTAAGTTAGACTTATTCGATGACTTCGACCAATCGTGGTCGCAGTTATCAAACAATGTGCGAGTATCAACACCGATAACATACATCAGCAATGACTTGTTAGAAATCGATCGTCGCACAGGTTTAGCAATCACGCCAGACCAATTCGGCACACGGTTCACGACGATACGAAACACGAAAGACAGTAAGTTAGAAGTATTGCAACCACAAATAATGTCAACCGAGCTATTAGAAACGATAAACAAACAATTGATAATGATATTAGGTGGCACGTTAAGTCCATCGAGTTTAGGTTTTGAACTTACGAGAACACCGAACGCAGAAGCACAACGAGAGCGTGAGAAAGTAACACTCGTTACGAGAGATGACATCATCGACAACGAAATGAACGTCATCAAGCGAGTATGTGAAATCGTGTTGAAAATGGACGACGTAATCAAAGGCAACAACGCCAAAGACTACGAAGTGAACGTGGACTTCCAAGACTACGCATCGCCAACATTCAACGAGAGAGTGTCGACATTACTTCCGTTATTTGCAGCAGCAGGAATATCAATTGACAAGTTCGTCCAAGAGTTATGGGCAGGTGGATTGACAGACGACGCATTAGAAGAAGAAATCGAGAAAGTCAAAGCACGAACGCCTGAAATGTCGCCTGAAGACTTGGTGCGACAATTTACGGTAGATGAATAATGTTCAACAACGATAGTTGGGAAAAGTTAGCGAAAGAGCAAAGCGAGAAGTATGCGACTTTGCAGGACGAACTAATCTTAAAAATAAACTACGAGTTGGCAAAGGATTTAGACAAGCCAAAAGAGATATGGTTGCGCAAACGACAGTTAGACGAGCAACGCATAGCGATTATGTTAGAACGTGAAACGCATAAATATACGAAAGATTTAATTCAAACGACTACACAAGGGTTAGAAGTATCAAGAGATGAAGCAATCAAGGAAGTTGAAAAGGTTGCCAAAGACAAGGTAGTCAAACCGGGAATACCAAACGTAAGAGTAGGAGTTCAAGGCAATGTAGGGTTTGCGTTAAGTCAAGCACTAACAAACTATCGAGCAGTCATCAACAAAGTCGCATTAGACCCGGACGACTTGTTTACACAAATACAAAAAGCAACGAGAGAACAAATCGATAGTGGCTTTGTCGTGTATCAAAACGGACGCAAGATGTCTTACAAGAGTTATATGGAAATGCGTGCAAGGACAGACCTAAACAACAACGCATTAAAGAACCTTGAAACGACTTCCACAGCGTTGGGCGTTGGGTATTATTTAGCGAGTGAACACTTCGACTGTGCTGATGATCACGCACAGTATCAAGGCAAGTTCTATTTAGGCGATGGCACAATAGACGAGTGGAACGGCAAGTATATGTATTTAAGCGAAGCCAAGTCAAAAGGTTTCCTGACACGTCCTAATTGTCGCCATTACGTCACACCAATAACGAAAGACCAACTTGGCAAAGTGACAACAAAAGACTTGAATATGCAAAACGGTCACTACGAACCTGAAAATTACGCTACGTTGCAAGAACAACGCAAAAACGAACGTGTAATACGAAAATATAAAAATAGATTAGAGAGCGACACAATACTCTTAAATCAAGTCAAAGACCCAACACAACGAGCCGAGTTATTAGCGAATATCAAGCAAAGTCGAACGGTTGTGAGTGGGTATCAATTAAAACAACGTGAGTTGTTATCAGGCAAACCGGTCACGAGAGATTATCGCCGAGAAAAGACGGGCATAATCGTCAACGATATGGGTGCAAAATACAGGTTATAATCTTTTTTATAACAGGGGTAGTGTTAACCGCACCCCTTTCCAAAGGTAGCAATTAAAACTACATAGAATTGTCACACGGACATTAAGCGTATTAGTCGAGTTGACTTAAAGAACAAATACCTACTCGGGTTAAAGGAGAAAACAATGGAAGAAGAAAAAGTATTAGAAGTCGAAGAAGAAGTCAAGTTATCGAAAAAAGACTTTGACACTCGTTTAAAAAACAAGTTCATTGAAGGACAAGAAAAAGCGAAGAAAGACTTTTTAGAGAAAAACGGCATTGAATCCATCGACGACTTAAAGAAGTTCAAAGAAGAAAATGAACTTACCAAGAAGGAGTTTGAAACGCTAAAAGAGCAATTCAATACTTCTAATCAAGAACTATCTAAACTCAAAGCAGAACGTGTTGCATTAAAATACGTGAAAAACATTGACGACGCAGAAGATTTGGTGGCGTTAGTCAGGGGTAAGGGTTTAGAACTAACCGAAGAGAACTTAAAGGTGGTGGCTGAAAAGCGATTTCAAGGCACGACTGTTAAGCAAATCGGCACGGAAGAAAAGAACCAAACAAAAACAAAACCTATTCCAAGAGTATTCTAACAGGGGGTAAAAAGTATGAAACTAATGGATTTATTATTAAATATGTATGACTATGCACGCACAGACGCAACAGGTATGTTGGACGATGTAGGCGATGAAGCGTTGTTAGCAGAATCATACGGTCAAAAAGTAGCAGATTATCAAAAGTTATCAAACGTCGCAAAAGTAAAAGCGATGAACGGTATGGGCAACCCAGCGTATGGGTCAATGGTATTCCATAGATTCCAAAACGCAAGTGTTGAAACAGAAGGAACTGCAAGAACAGCATTAGCTGGAGCAGCCGTTTTAGACGACCAAGTAACAGTCAACCTTTCAACAAAAAAAGAAATCGTTGAAGAATTGCACAAAAGAGATGTGGCACAAATTGGTTATGGTGGATTAGTCCAACATAGAACTGCAAACCACGCATTGAGAATGACTGCCGATTTAGACCGTGCAGCATTAACAGCAGCGAAAACAGCAGCAGGAACAGTAATAGGAAACGATGCCGACATTACTTGGGCAAATGCAACTACACCTAATTATTTAGATTTGTTAGAAGAAGCAATCTTAAAAGTTGAAACAGTATCTAACGACTATGTTGACGGTGTTGACCGTTCACAAATCGTTGTCTTCTTGAAACCATCAATCTTCGCAAAAGTAAGAAACAGTTTAGACAAAGTTTACGCATACAATGGAACAACTGAATTAGTAGAAGTTCCTGCGTTTCACGGGGCAATGGTATTCTCTGAACACTATATGCCATCAAGCACTGACTTTATCGCAACGACTGTTGGAAACATTGCACAACCGGTATATAGCGATGGTTACACAGGTGGAGATAGAGTTCCATTATCTAATTTCGTAGAGTTATCATTATTCTACACATACGGAACAGCGATTTTAGCACCAGACTTAACATTTGAAGGCGAGTTCAAAGAGGCTGTCGTTTTATAACGATAACGTTTGACCTTAATGGGGGAACATACGACGGCAGCACTGATGCAGCAAGTAACGCAGTAACGGACGATGTAACAGTTTACGCTTATTGGGTTCAAGACTAATTATACCTTATGGGGGTGGGAGAGCATCCCATCCCTATTCACTTAAAGGAGATGAAAAAATGGTATTACCAACAAAAGAACAATTTAGAGCCTATTCAGGTGAGAATATCGCTGGTAAGTTATCAGGCGACATTAAAGAACAAGAACGCTTGTTAGATATACTATTCACACGTTGTTACGATATGATCGTTGAGAACTTTATCGGCATCAAAGAAATGGACGAAGACAATCAAGAAGATTGGCACAAGCTCATAATGGAACAAGCCGAGTATTTGTTATCAATGGGCGATGCAAGTTTGATGCACGTTGAGTATGACAATTTGTCGGGCAGAATATGGAAGATGGCAAAGCGTTACGACTTATGGACTAACGTTGTGACAGCAAAAACACGTCAACCGTTCGAGAGTGAATTATGATTATCTTAAACAACGCAAAGGACAAGCGTTTTATTAAAATGAAACTACAAAAGAAACAAGATTACAGCGTCGATGGAAGCATTACATACCCACGTGGGTCTTTAATTGACTTTGAAGGTTCATTGAGTGGCGAGAAAACCTTAATCAACAAACGCTTCAGTGATTCGATCGATCGTGACAATATCAACTTCATTATCGAAAGCGTTGCACAAATACCATTCAAGAAAGACGACATTGTTGTTGACGATATGGGCAAAGAATATATCATAGCCGACGTGCGAATCCAACAATCCAACGAGCAACACTACTTCAAGAGTGGTTATCAATCGAAGCGTTGGTTTTTAGGGGTGCAAGGTGATGAATGATGAAAGCATTTTATTAGCACAAATCGAAGCGATGTTACGAGTTTACAAATGGAAACGACGCAAAGACACAGGAGCATTACTTGGTCGTGGTATCAAGAACACAGGCGATGCCATCATCATAGGAAACGACGAGTTAAACTACGCACCATTTACAAATGAAGCGTGGATCAGTCCAAAATGGAACGGCAAAATCAATCCCAATCAAGGGTGGATTGACACAAACGTCATACAAGCAGTGCGATTATTCGCTGCACAATACGGTTATGACATTGAAATTAAAAGGGGGTAGTATTTTATTATGCTAAACACAATAGAAGCACGTTTACAAGCGATTTTA